CTGGTTAAATGACACCAGCTAGGTAACCCTTTTCCTTAAGATGTTGGGCTACAGTCTTGGTAACAGCGTACTTCTGACCTGCTTTAAAGGTGTAGTTGTTTCCTGCGCCAAGTGTCATGTTTTCAATGTCTTCGATTACACGAATTTCAACTTTGTCATCTTTGCTTCCGCCAACTTCAATTGTTGATTCAACAATTACTGTTTGGCGATCTGGGACGGTTGCGTCAATCGTTTCGTCAAGTTTGGCTTTAGATGTTGCTGTAGCCATTGACATTTCTCCCGCACGTTCGGCTAGTGCCTCAGCGTTTGCTGCGACCTGCTCTTCACGTGCGCGACCAGTTACATCGGTCGGCTTTACTTTACTTGCCATTTAGATCCTCCGGTTTAGTGTCTGAAAGTTTGTGTTGGGCGGGGGTTTTTACACCCCCGCCTCAACGGTCAAGCTATTAAATTATTAGTTGGTTTCTGCAATGATTACAGACTGGTCAGTGATTAGACCAAGGCCGAAGATTGAGTACCAAGCAAGAGCGTGCTCACGACCGAAGTCAAGAATACCGCCATCGCGTAATTCAACAGGAAGTGAAATTGCGTGACCGAATGCGTTATCTCCAATGAAGATAGCTGCATAACGATCTGCGGCTCCGTTACCTGTCTTTGTTGCTGGAGTGATATATCCACCACCGGCTGTAACAGTTGGGTTAGCAACAGTTGTATCTGTGGTGTAAGAAGCACCAGCGCCGCCAACAACCTTGAGAACCTGAGTGGTCTCAATGAATACTGTGTCGTACAAACGACCGATTTCACCGAGCATGAAGTTACCTGGAGCTGCGTACTTTGTAACTTCGATGAACTCTGGATTATCGCGGAGCTTACGAGATTGGTGAGGGTGAACGAATGCAACGTAAGTTTCGCCCAAACGAGGGATATTCTTGGTTGCAAGGCTCTCTACTGCGTCCTTGACTGTGTGAGGTGTCATGTAGTAGGTGCCTGTCATAGCAGCACGGCTTGCTGCGGTTGTTCCGTCTGCATACCAAGCATTAACTGCTGTTTGGCCTGAGCGGTCTTCACCGTAGATTGTTGAGGTTGCTGCGTATAGTGTGTCGCGTGAAAGCTGATCTAGGTAGATAGCCATGTTACGACCAAGAAGACGTGAGGCTGAAGCCATTACGTCATCAAATGAAGCGTTTAAAAGTAGTTCTGAAACAGCAAGAGCATAACCATGCTCAGATACTGTGATTGAGAACTGTTGCGCTGTAAGCGCGTTTGTTTGCATACGTACACCTTCAACTAGGCTGTTTGCAAAGCCTAGGTTGTTGTAACGCATGAAGTTGATCTGTAGACCAGGCGCTACGCCTAGTTCTGTCTTCTTTACTGCAAACTGTTCGAAGCGAAGGATTGGCATGGCCTGGAAAAGAATTTCCTTAGACCAGATTGTCTGGATCGCTTGTGTCAGTTGGGTATTTGTACCCGAGTAAGCTGTTGGTGCTGCGGCTAAATTGCCGGTACCGGTGATGCTTGCTGGCATTTAAATTGACTCCTTGTTAGTTATTGGGATGTATTAGCGCCCGAACATTCCCGAAGATTTGCCGCGGGCGGTTGGGGTCAACAGACGGTCTCTATATTTAGCGTATTCATTCATAGACATTGACTGAATTTCTTCAGCCGTTAACGAGCGATTCTCCGAATTAGTTTCCAATGGTCCGGCGGGAGGAGTGGTGATACTCGTCCCTTTCATTTCTTTGCGGGCATTCTGCATTGCAGATTGCGCCGATTCAAGAATTCTTGCTGAACGTTCTTTTAGCCCTTCAATGCTAGATTGGATTTCTTCGCGGGTATTACCGGCGATCAAATCAACTAGCTCTGGGATAATTGCTTCACGTTCTTGTTCAACTGCTTGTTGGCGATAAGACTGTAAGTCTGCAAAATCTTTCTCACGCTCCAGAAGAGCGAAGGCTCGTTCGCGTTCTTGACGCTCACGCTCCAACTGCTCCTGCAGCTCTGCTAGACGAGCATCTGCGTATGACTTTGTGTCAAGTTCGGCCAATGCTTCTTCT